CGAACCTAAAAACCACAACGCACGATGAAAAACAAAAACGACAAACGGGGCAAAGCCCCGGCGAATTTCTACGACAGAATCGCCGAAATGCTCGGCAAGGCAGCTATTCCGCAGACGATCATAGTTGAGGCGGACGGAGTTTCGCCCGAAACATTTTCAGCGGCGGGAATCACGAAACGCGAACTGTATGCCGCCGTCGCAATGGCAAGCCTCGCACACGCCATCGTAACCACCCCACCCGCCAAAGGCGGCAGGCTTCGTTCAGACTGGGCGCGCCGCGTGGCTACACAGGCCGTAGAATTAGCCTACCACCTCGACGAAGCGCTCGGCGAAATTGAACGAAACGGCGAACCCGCAAAAGATTCGAGGAGATGAGAGATTACAGTAAAGATTTCGCCGAATGGCGGAAATGGCGCGACGAACAAGGCCGACCGTCCATCTACGACGACCCGGCCGACGCGGGTATCGAAACGGAATTCCGGGTCGGACAGCAAGTGTCGTTCACGAATGAATACGGCGTCCGGTTCGAACCGTTCGAAATACTTGGATTCTGCAAGCCTACGCCGGAACTGCCCGATAGATGCGTCTACATCAGTTACGATTGCTATTGGTTTCCGGCGAAACTCGAATCGTTAAAACCCTATCAGTCATGACGCCCCGTCCGACTTATATAACCTCCTGTTCGTTCGGCAAGGACAGTATCGCAACGATACTCCTTGCCCTCGAACACGGTGAACCGCTCGACCGGGTGGTGTTCTCGGAAGTTATGTTCGACCATGAACGCAAGATCAGCGGCGAGATTCCGGAGCACATCGGATGGATATTCGACACGGCCATTCCGAAGCTGCACGACATGGGCGTCCGCGTCGACGTGGTACGCGCCGAACGGGATTACTGCTATTTTTTCGCAAATGCCGTCGGGGGGGGGCGTCACGCAGGGAAGATTTACGGTTTCCCGCTCGGCGGCAAATGCTTTATCAATCGGGATTGCAAAGTCGCGCCCATACGAAAATATCTTGCAGAAATTGCTGGCGGCCCCCTGCGTGCCAAAACGAACATCGTGCAGTACATCGGTATTGCCGCAGACGAACCGCGTCGACTTGCAAAACTCACGGAGAACAAAATATCGCTCTTGGCGAAATACGGCTACACCGAGCAGATGGCGAAACAGCTTTGCGCCGCTCACGGGCTACTGTCGCCGATCTACACGACCGGGACGCGCGGCGGATGCTGGTTCTGTCCGAACTGCAAAATACAGCATTTCGTCAACCTGCGGCGCAATCATCCCGAACTATGGGCGGAATTGGTTGAGTTGAGCCATACGCCGAACTTGTGTAGCTACGGATTCAAGTACGGCCTTACCGTGCAGGAGGTCGAAAAACGGATGGACGCAGAAGAACAACAGCTAAAACTTTTTTAATCACAACTTTCCATGAAAGACATTCATCACACCTGCCGATGCACCGGGCAGCAGTTTACGTTCAAAGAGTGGTGCGCATGGATTGAAAGCCACGAAAAAGCCGGACGGGATAGTGGCAAATTCGTGGCGTTATCGCATAATGGTTTTGATTTCAACATCCACGACGTATGCCTAACGCCTAACAGACCTGTCCGGTTATTCAACGCCCATTGTATCGTGGAGGTCAAAACGGCACAGTCGCCGAACGGACGCTGGGATTACGGATTGGATGTTAATCTGCACAATTCAGGGCATTATGTCGGGCCGGGATTCGTCGACGATACAAAAAAGGGCTACCCAACGGAAGCTGCCGCGATTCTTGCCGCCCTGCTCGATGCCCGCAAATCAGCCGAACGCGAACTGGCGGACTGTTCCGGTCGCTCCCGGTCGAATCCCGATAACGAGGATGACGAAGACGGATTCATCAAAGACAGTACGCTGGCCCCATACATTCGGAATATCATCAGACAAATCGACGATCAACGCCGGGCAACGGCGTTCAAACAACTAACCCTATTTTGATTATGACACGACATGTAGAATCGCACTTACAGCGAATGTGCGTCAGTTGGTTCCGGCTTAAATATCCGGCCATCGGCAAACTCCTGTTCGCCGTCCCGAACGGCGGCGCACGGAGCCGAACGGAAGCCGCGATAATGAAAGCCGAGGGCGTAACCGCAGGCGTCGCCGACCTTATCCTGCTAATCGGGCGCGGAGGCTTCAACGCCCTATGTATCGAAATGAAGACCACCGACCGACGTTCTGCCCTATCGGACGCACAAATCGAATGGCGTTCACTTGCAATCACGAACGGAAGCAGACACGCCGTCTGTCGGACGTTCGAGGAATTCCAGTCGGAAATTCGCTGGTACATGGCGCGTCCGGCGAATAACGAACCGCGGGACGAAATCACCTGTGCCCGCCCGATAGTTCCGCCATCCGTCGAAGAGATCGAACGGGAGTTTGGGAAAATCAGACGACGCAAAGTCAATCATCAACCAACAAAAAACACAAAGCAATGACAACGCACAACCCGAAATTCAGAGGAACACCCGGCCCGTGGCGGGTCGACGGACACGTCGGCGGAAACGGTATCGTAAACTATTCAATCGTTTCGATTTCCGGCGACGCTGTCGGCTGCGCTCCCGTCGCAGAGGTGCTGCGCAATAACCCGCGCCCGATGCCGGAGCAACGCATCGAGGCCAACGCCCGACTATTGGCCGCCGCGCCCGACCTACTCGCTGCGCTTGAATCCCTCGTCGGGATATTAGAGCCGCACAAACTGACCCCCTATTGGTCTATGCGCGAAAAGGTAAACGAGGCGAAACGCACCATTGAATACATCTATCAATCAAACCATCAATAACTATGAAAACAGTCGAAGACCTTAACAGACTTATCCGTGACGAAATCGCGGCCATCGAAGCACTCCGAAGCGAAGACGAAAAAATATGGTCGATTCGGGGGGGGGTAACAGAGGCCGACGCAAAACGCAGCAAGAAGATCCGCCGCATGATCGGCGACCACAACAACGAGATCGCCCACCTGCGCCGTCTTATCCGCTTTGTCGAAGCAACCCCGGAAGAGGGCGTGCGAATGATGCTCGACCAGTTGCGCGGGCAGGTAGAACGAATTACTACATCTGCTGACCGCTACAAGTTGAAAGAGCAGAAAAAAGAGTATCTGAATCGCGCGGGCGTGCAACTCAAACACACGCAAATCGCCGAACTTGAATTCTTACTACAATGATATGAATACAAAAGTCATATTTTCATCCCAAACAGACGATTGGGCAACACCCCAAGATTTTTTCGACAAGCTCAATTTAGAATTTCATTTCACCCTCGACCCGTGCGCTTCGGCCGAGAACGCCNGGGGGGGGAAACAGTGTTTTGCAATCCACCATACGGGCGGCAGATAGCTGCATGGGTAGGCAAATGCTGGGAGGAGGCGAAAAAACCAAACACAAAAGTAGTTATGCTTATTCCGGCACGAACTGACACGAAATATTTTCACGAATATATTTACCATAAAGCCGCTGATATTCGCTTTATTAAAGGACGTTTGAAATTCGGTAATGCGCAAAATTCAGCACCATTCCCCAGTATGATCGTTATATTTTAACCAAGTACAATGAACGATAAAACAATTATCCCGGAATCAGGCTCCAAGCAGGAGCGATGCGCGTTCTGCGGCAGCACGAAGATTTACAAATACGACGGTTACTGTCGCCCTGTCTGCGAACGATGCGCCAACAGAGGAGGTCGGACATACGTTCGAAGCGGGGAGAAGAGCGGCCGTAACGAACCGTGCCCGTGCGGTAGCGGATTGAAATACAAACGATGTTGCGGAAAATAACCTGCTACAAAATTCTGCTCGAAAGCGTGTATTATTTACACGCTTTTTGCATATCTTTGTGCTGGTAACCAATACAGAGTAAACGCATACCGAGCCTATGAAAATTCCGCAAACTATCGAAATGCAGGTCGGCGCGCTCAATACCAGCGAGCACAACCCGCGACAGATCACCGAAGACGATTTCGCCGAATTGGTGAAATCGCTGCTATTGCTGCCGAAAGGCTTGTATTATCGCCCCGTCGTCGTGGACGACCGGAATATCGCCCTTGCCGGGAATATGCGCCTGCGGGCGCTGAAATACATTCACGAACTCGGATTCGACGACCTCGCGGACATCCTGCGGGCGTCGTATCGGTTCCGGCATTTCGACGAGGCGAAACAATCCGCGCTACTGAACTACTGGCGCGAATGGCAGATGCACCCGACCGTGCCGACGCTTTACGCCTCGGAACTCGACGAAGACGAGCAACAGCAGTTTATCATCAAAGACAACCTATCGTTCGGCACGTTCGATATTGACATGCTGGCGAACGAGTACGACATCGCGGCGATCATCGATGACGGTTTCGACATCGACCTGCTCCCGAAATCGGCTATCGAAGCGTTAGCCGCAGCAAATGGTATCGACCCTAACGATATAACGGGGCGACGCTGTGGCGGCGATGAAGAAGCCGACGAGCACTACACGCACAAGATCACGTCGCCCGTCTACGAGCCGAAGAACGAAAAACCGGACTTGTCGACGCTGACCGACGGCGGCCGAACCGACGAACTGCTGGCAAAGATCGAAGCGTCGAACGTATCGCCCGACGAAAAAGAGTTCCTGCGGCAGGCTGCCGCACGGCATACGGTGTTCGATTACGCCAAGATCGCCGACTACTACGCGCACGCCTCGAAAGAAATGCAGGAACTGATGGAAGATTCGGCGCTCGTCATTATCGACTTCGGCAAAGCCATCGAAAAGGGCTACATCCGATTGTCGGACGAAATACGAAACGAATACACACGGGAGTATGGCAATGAGGCATAACGGATTCGTCGCGTTCATTCTGACGCACGGCCGCCCCGACCGGGTGCTGACCTACGAGAAGCTGCGCAAACACGGGTATACGGGGAAAATATACATCGTCTGCGACGACGAAGACAAGACGTTGCCGGAGTATCGCAAGCGCTTCGGCGACGTGCTCGTCTTTTCCAAATCGGAGATCGCAAGGACATTCGACGAGGGCGACAATTTCGGCGACCGCCGGGCAATCGTCTACGCCCGCAACGCCTGTTTCGAGCTGGCCCGGCAGATCGGGGCGACGCATTTCATCGAATTGGATGACGACTACACATATTTCAAATTCCGGTTCGACGACCAGCTACGCTGGCACGGCGCAGACGTCCAAGACCTCGACGCGGTATTCGACATGCTGCTCGACTATTTCAATTCCGCCCCGATGCTGACCCTTGCAATCGGGCAGGGAGGCGATTATATCGGCGGCGAAAAAGCGACGAGATTCAACGACGGAATACAGCCGATGCGCAAGGCCATGAATTCGTTTATCTGCTCCGTCGACCGACCGTTCCAGTTCGTCGGACGCATCAACGAAGACGTGAATACATACGTCTTACAGGGGTCGCGGGGGGGGGTATTTCTGTCCATCCTACAAATCGGCCTCGACCAACTCGAAACGCAAAGCAACAGCGGCGGCATGACGGAATTGTACTTGGACGCGGGCACATATGTAAAGAGTTTCTACACGGTCATGTATTGCCCGTCATGCGTGGTTGTTTCGGCAATGGGAACCGCCCATCGGCGGCTGCATCATCACATCAGATGGCGATACGCCGTGCCGAAGATATTGCACGAATCGGTTAAAAAGTAACGACCAATGGCATCACACCCAAGCAACAACAAATCGGCGAAAGACCGCCGGAATGCACGTCTGCCGCTCGTGTCGCATCTGCGCCTCGAACGGCGTATGCCGTTCCGTCAGATCGCCGCAGAGGTCGAGCGGCAGTTGGGGTATTCGGTAACTCCGAAGACGATCAAGACCGATTGGGATTTGCTCGTCAGCGAATGGCGGGCCGAAGCCGCGAGCAACACGCAGCAGGCGTGCGACGAGGCGCTGATGGAATGCGACCGCGCCATCGCGGAGCTGTGGCGGCTATACGAAGCCAGCAAGCAGAAACGAGTTGTCAAGCGGGCAAAGGTTCGCACGGCACTCGTCGATATAAACACGTTCGGAAACCCTGTCGTCGGCAAGCCTCTCGACACCCCTGTCCCACTCGAATCGGAAACGTCGAGCGTAACGGAGGAACCCGTCGGCGACGTGCGAATCCTCGCCGAAATCCGCAAATGGGAAGAACGCCGCGACAAACTGCTCGGCCTCGACAAGGTGCAGGTCGACATCACATCGGGCGGAAAGGAATTCAAGGGCTTTTCGTCGGTGCTGCCCGTCGTGCCGGGTATCGACGAAATCGTCCGCCGTATCGACGAAGAACGCGAACGGAAACTATCAGAGGAAGACGAATAACGCATGTTTACCGACGGACTACAACAGCGCGAGGAACAGCAACGCGTCAACTACAAACAGTTGCTTGCCTACCGCCACTTGGCCGACCCGCGAATCCGATACGTCGTCTACGGCGGCGCAGCGGGCGGCGGCAAATCGTGGCTGGGGTGCGACTGGCTTATGCGTTGCTGTTGGGCGTTCCCGAAGACGCGCTGGTTCGTCGGTCGAAACAATATCAAGGACAGCCGCGAATCCGTGCTGGTCACGTTCGGCAAGGTCGCCGATTCCTACGGATTCACGGACTACCGGATAACGGACGACGGCATCAAGTTTACGAACGGGTCGGAAATCGTGCTGCTCGATTTGACATTCTATCCGCAGAAAGACCCGATGTTCGAGCGACTGGGGTCGAAAGAGTTTACAGGCGGTTGGATAGAGGAGGCCGGAGAGGTTCATTATATGGCCTACGAGGTACTGAAATCCCGAATCGGGCGACACCTCAACGAGGAATACGGGCTGGAAGCGAAGATGCTCATAACCTGCAACCCGAAAAAGAATTGGTTGTATAAGCATTTCTACAAACCGCATATCGACGGAACGTTACCGAAAGACTGCGCATTCGTTCAGGCATTGGTCTACGACAACCCGTTTATCACACCCGATTACATCCGAACGCTCGAATCAATCGGCGTCAAGTCGATTCGGCTACGTCTGCTGCTCGGCAAATGGGAATACGAGAGCAACGCAAACCAACTCGCCGACTACGACGCTATCTTCGACTGCTTTACGAACGAGCGGCAGACGGGCGACGGCGTGCGGCGCATTAGTGCCGACCTTGCCATGAAAGGCCGCGACCGCTTCGTCGCTTTCAACTGGACGGGAATGGCGGCTAAACTCGCCATCGACAAACCGTACAGCACAGGCAAGGAGATCGAAACCGACCTGCGCGACGAATCGAGGCGGCACGGCGTCCGGCGCTCCAACATCATCGCCGATTCTGACGGGCTGGGGCAGTACCTCGATTCGTATTTGGAGGGCATCAAGACGTTCCACGGAGGAGCGCCCGCACCGGATAACACATATTTCAACCTCAAATCGCAATGTGCGTTCAAACTGGCGGAGGTTATCAATGCGGGGTTGCTCTGCATCGACTGCCCGGAAGAACTGCAATCGACCATTGCCGAAGAACTGGAAGCCTGCCTTGTCGCCCGCGACGTCGACGCCGATACGAGCAAGAAACGAATCATCGACAAACGGGAGATGAAAGCCGTACTTGGACGGTCGCCCGACTATTTCGACCCGTTGATGATGCGCATGTATTACGAAATCGTCCCGCAGCCGAAAGGAATGCGCGTGCACGTCGGGCGCCTTTCATGAAAAGCTGTTTTCGGGCTGTTTCTGCTGGTAAAATTTGACAGACGAATGAACTACCGTCACGACGGCAAAAGTGGATTAAACAGAAAAACTGATGAAAATAACAATCAAGAAACGGACGGCCCGGCAGATGCTCGCTATCGAACGAGCATTGACGCCCGAATCGCGTGCGGCGTTGCAAACCCTGCCGAAACCGGACAAGGTGTGCGGCGTGCGCACGCCTCGGAACCTCAACGATCTAACCATCGGCGACCTGTTCAGCTTACAGGCAGACGGGGCGCACGCCCTTATAGAGCGAATCGCAGCCGTCATTCTGAAAGTACATCCCCGGCGCTGCTACAACGAACGGGCGGACAAGATGCTCGGCTTCGTCTTTTGGGTCGGCCGGGAGTTGGAGCGCATCGCAGCGTTGTTCGCAAGCACAAGCAACCAGCCGACGCCCGAAGAGATTAAAGCCGGAATAAACGACCTTGATTTCGGGCCGTTCGGCATCATCGACTGGTACGCCCACCGACAAGGCTACCAAGACCAGAACGACGCCGCAAAGGTGGCATGGGTGCGCGTCTGCGAATGTATGCGAATCGACAACGAGCGAATCGCCTTTGAACGGCGTTTACGCGAAATAATGGCCAACAAAAACCAATAGACCTATGGAAAAAACGACAGTCGAAAACAAAGTCAAGGAGATCGCCGAGGCGATGGGCCTTACCTATCTGTGCGAATCGTGGTTCCGCGCTAATCAAGCGTTCGACCGATTCCGGCGTCAAGGAGAGAGCCGCGAGGTTACACACCCCGACGGCCTTACGCTGCCCGCCTGTCTCTATGTGCAACCCGTGACGGGTTTTCTGAATTTCACGCCGCAGGGCTTCGTGCGTGATGCCCCGTCGTGTCTTATCTCCTTTGCCGACGCTATGCCGTTCGACTACAAAGGAGCCGAAGCGCAGGAGATCGCCGAGCGGCTGAAAGGTCTTGCCGTGCGATTCATCGTCGCTGTAAACGAAAGCGGCTTTTTCGTTCCAGTCGACGGGCAGATCAATTACCGCGTCGCGTTCGACAAAATGGACGCAAACCTATGTATCGTAACGCTGTCGCTGACGCTCCAAGAACAGGCGGGCGTCTGCTTCGATTACGGCTTGTAGCTATGGATGTACAGAAAATAGAACTCGAAGCCGACCGAATCGTCGCCGAAGAACTCGA